ACCGCCTTCTCGGCCGCGCGGACGGCCAGCGGGGCGATCTCATGGACGGGCTTGCGGAGCTCGGCGTCCAGGCGCGCGGCGCGCTGGGCCTGCTCGATCTCGCGGTCGAGCTCGGCGTAGCGGGCGTCCATCTTGTCCCACTGCTCGCGCTCCAGGCTGCCGAAATCCTTGCGGTCGTTGAGCGCCTGCATATCGGTGAGGAGCTTCTTGCGCTCCTCCATCTTCACCTTCAGATCCATGTCATCAGTCCTTTCAGTTCGCGCAATCGAAGCGCGCGTGCCATCCTGTCGCGCTCGGAAACGCTCCGTAGCGACGAACTTGTGCGGTCTCCGTACGCTGCGTCCACGACCACGGACAGCTCGACGAGCCGTGCCTTCGTGACCGTGCGCAGCGTGCGCTTGTCGTTCCACTCGTCGGCCTCGGCGTAGAAGCCGAAGCTCATCTCGCCCGTGAGGTCGCCGCGCGCGAGCAGCGCCCGCACGTCGTTCCCCAGCGTGGTCTCGGGTAGGTCCGCGTCGAACCGCAGGCCCTTCGCGGTGTCCTTGATGCGGAGCGTGCCGCTCTTCGTGCGCGCGAGGAGCGCGCCGGGCTCATGGTTCCAGAGCAGCTTGATGTCCGAATCGGCGAGGTCGCCGAAGGCGCCGGGCGCGATGCGCTCCTGGAACGTGCCGCGGACTCCCGGCTCGGTGATCTCGTTCGACCAGCGGTTGTAGGGCACGGCGATGCCGACGAGCTGCCGCCCGTCGCCCTGCTCCAGCTCGCCCATGGCGCGCCTAGAAATCATTCGGTGAACCCTCCGACGCGGACGTGTCCTCGCCGATGTTGGTGCTGCCGCCGCCCGTGCCGACGTTGAGCGCGAGCGTGGGCTCGTCGAGGCCCTCGAGGGGCTCGAGGTCGAGCCGAGCGCGGGCTTCGTTCCGCGTCAGGAATCCCGCCTCGACGCCCGTGCGGAGCGCGGCCATCTGCTCGGCCACGCCCGGGCGGATCAGCGCGTCGGTGTCCCACACGACCGAATCGAACGGCGACATCAGCTTCGCGCGCAGCTCGGAGCCGAGCGCCGACATCCACGCCTGCAGGCAGCCGTCCACGTACATCCTGGACAGCCACTCCATCGAGCCGTACGACGATCCGACATCCTCGGCGAGGTACGACGCCGGCACGCCGAACAGGCGGGACACGTCGCCGATGGAGTAGCGCCGCGCGGCCTCGAGGCCCGTGTCGTCGACGGTCGACGAGATGCGCTCGATCTTGACGCCGTCGCCCAGGACGACGGGCTTGCCCGCGTTCTCGGCGCCGCCGTGGCGCTTCATGTAGTAGTTCTCCACCTTCTGCATCAGCGCCTCATCGATGGCGCGCTGGTGGATGATGGCGATCTTCGGGTTGCCGGCGTTCTGGTACGCCGTCAGCGCCATCGCCTCCTGGGACGCGAGGATCTGGATGGACGTGCGGCACAGGTTGATGGGCGACTCGCCCCACAGGCCGCTCGTCGACGGCGCGCGCACGTGCAGCACGTCCGACGCGGGGATGTCCGGGTAGCCGCGGATCGTGTACGTCGGGGTGCCGCGCGTCACGTCCAGCGACACGTTGTCGTTGTCGAGCAGGAACAGCTCCAGCAGCTCGCCGCCCTTGGTGCGGTTGATGAGCGCGAAGCCGTTGCCGTACAGCAGCGCGTTCATCAGGAGCGCGCGGCGGAACTCGAAGGCGTTCCACCAGGTCGACGGGTTGCGCCAGAGCGTGTCGGCGACGGGCGCCGACAGCTCGCAGTCGAGCCGCGCGATGTCGCCCGAGATGAGCGTGACCGCGCGGTAGACGGGCGTGTACCGCAGCGCCGACAACGGACCAACCGTCGGCACCGCCATCGCGCTGCCGGTCAGCAGCGTGGTCGAGTAGTTCCGACGGAACAGGTTGGCGATGAGGTCCGAGAGCGCCACGCACGGATCATCCGTCGTGTGCAAGCGCGCGCCCCTGTCCTAATCTCCGAAGGTCAGATATCGGCGTCCCGCAGGAACTCCCACGATGTCGCCGTCTCGCCGCCCCAGGCGTGCACCGCCATGATGGCCGCCACCAGCGGGTCGATGATGTGGGTGCGCTTCGACTTGTTCACCTTGATGTTGCCGTTCGTGTCGCGGATCGGGACCGCGACCGCGCAGGCGTTGCGGAGGATCGGATCATCGCCCACGACGAACTTGCGGCCCACCCAGAGCTGTTGGAACAGCTGGCACCCCGGGCCCATCGTGGCGATGCCCTGCGAGTAGGTTTCCAGCGGCAGGCCCTTGGACACCGCCTGCTCGGCGAACATCTTGGCGCCCCACTTGTCGTACGCCACGCTGGCGACCTGGAACTCGCCGGCGATGGCCTCCAGCGTGGCCATGATCCGGGTGTAGTCGATCTCGCGGCCGACGGTAAGCTCCACGTGCCCCTTGGCCGCCCAGTTCCTGACAGGCAGGCGGTAGTCCAGTTCCCTTTGCCGCACGTCCTCGGACGGCCACCAGTAGTGGCCGCGGAGCGCCACCCGCCCATCGTCCAGGGGAACGGCCACGACGAGCGCCGACAGATCGAGGTTCTTGCTCAGGTCGAGCCCGAGCCACGCCCGCCGGCCGCGCAGCGCCGCCCAGTCGATCTCGGTCGGCGTCCAGGCGAGCGCCATGTCGAGCCAGTTGCCCGTCTCCTCGCCCGTCCTGGCGCAGATGTAGCGCGAGAACTCGGCGCGCCCGATGGCGCTGCCCTTCTTCGCGTTCCACATCGTCTTCAGGTCGCGGATGTTGGGCTGCCCATGCTCCATGGCGGGGTTGGCCTTCGCCCAGCAGCCTTCGTCGCCGAGATCGTCTTCCTTGTCGATGCCGAACAGCAGTGGCATCGTGGAATCGTCCTCCTCCTCGCCGCTCAGAATCCGCTGCCCGGCGGCCACCTTCTCGCTGAACAAGCCCTCGGCGTCCGCGGCGGGCGTCGAGATGATGAGCCCCAGACTGTTCCGGCGCTTGTGCGCGGTGGTCTCCAGCTTCGCCAGGATGTCCCGGTCGGCGAACTCGGCGACCTCATCGCCGATCCACATGGACGGCGTCAGACCGTCCAGGCTTCTGGCCGATTTCTTCAGCGCCGACATGAGGCAGTCGCGGTTCCGATCCTCGATGCGGTTGTGGAGCACCTTCACGCCGTCGGTTTCACGCCCCCGCAGCATCTCTTGCGCCTTCTGTACGCAGATGAGCGCCTGCAGTTCCTTGTTGGCGATCACGTGCACACGCCTACCGGGGCCGCTCAGGAACTCCCAGAGCGCCAGCGCGGCGGCAAGCGTGGTCTTGCCGTTGCCTCTCGCCACCTGCAGGATGGCCGTCTTGATCCGTCTGGTGCCGTCCTGCCACTCCCATCCGAACAGCTGGGCGGTCACCCAGACCTGCCATGGGTGCAGCACGAACGGCTCGCCGGCGTAATCGTCGAGCAGCGGCAGCGTGCGCACGAACTGGTCGATCTCCTCCACCCTGTCCCAGTTCATCCGCAGGTCGGATCGCGCGAGATCGCGCTCGAAACGCTGCGCCGCGGCAAAGATCCATTTCGAGTTCGGCGCAGATCCCGACAGTACGCGACGGTTGTACTCAAGAACGACCGTTTTCGCGTGTGTTTTGGCTTCCGAGTTTACAGGCGGCACCTTAGGGGCCCCTGACCGCCCAAAACCTACCCCCCCACCCTCATTTTTTGCCGATTTTTTGATGCCCATGCAAAAACCTCATTTTTGACTCAAAAACGCGGTTTTTCGTGCGCGTTGTGCTCTTTCACGTGGCAATCGGTGCATATGGACATGAGATTGTCCCACACGTAGGTCAGGTCGGGCCGTTGTGCTCGGGGGATGACGTGGTGCACCTGCTCGGCCACCTTGCCACACTTGGCACATAGGGGATTGGCCCTTATGAACCTGTTGCGCAGGATGGTCCACCTGCACCCAGTGAGCCGCTTGCCTTCCGGTAGGGGCTGCTTCACCTTGCCCATGGAGGGAATGGTGTGCTTAAAGACTCTCACCAGCTGCCCTTTCCATAAGCTCCCTGCGATGGGCGATGGCGCAGTGTGCCGCCACGCTGTCGGCCACCCATTGGTCGAGGGGCTGTATCACCATCCACTTGCCGCCGTTCACCCGGTGGAGAACGATCCATGGCCCACCCTGGGCGTCGTTCGTCGCCTGGGCGATGGTCTTGCGCCAGGCGAGGTTCTCGGTGCGCTTGACCTCGATGTGCACGTCGAGCCCCGCCACCTGCACGTCGGCTGCGTCGCCTGCCTTGCCCATCCTCTGGGCTGTGCGGTGGGCGAGCATCCCGTGGCGGTCGAACTCGGCGACCACCTCGCGCTCGCCGACGGCGCCTTTCCGTCTCTGCATCCCGGACATGGTCCCTCCCTTTCCGCGGGGCTGTCAGGCGGAACAATAATCCCGCGAACTTGTGAGCGGGAATTATTTTCCGCCATCTCTTTATAGGGGCGCGGTAATTAATTCACCCCCCATCTTAGCACCTTCGAAGCAGCTGCTTGGGACGCCCCGCAGAGGTGTCCTTGGAGACAACGGCTTCCGCGAGATCCATGTCGAGCGCTCCCTTGAGGATCTCCCTCGCCTTGGTGCGCGAGATGCCGTAGCCGACGGCCCGGTCGATCACCTCGCCCTTGGACGCCTTGCCGTCGATGAACGTGGCGGCGAATTCCTCGGGCGTCCATTCGCGCTGGGCGCCCTTGGCGGCCTTCTTGGGCGTCCAGAGGTCATCGGGATCCAAGTCGGCCTCGACGGTCACGTCGGGCGGGGAAACGCGCAGGACGGTCGCCTTGGGCGGCGGGAAGCTGCGGCAGACCGCCCGCATGGTGACGCACCCCTCGGTCGCGTGCCGCAGGTAGACGATGTGGGTGTCCACCGCCCGCGAGATCGCGCCGGCGCCCGAGCCCACGTCCGTGGTCCCCTTCTGGCTCTGGTCGCCCTTGGACGCATGGTGCACGTTGATGATCGACGCCCCCGACGCCGCGGCGATCCGGTCGAGGTGGTTGTAGATCTGGACCATGTCGCCGTTGGCGTTCTCGTCGGTGCCCTTCGGGATGAGCCGGTAGAAGGCGTCCAGGGCGATCACGGCGTACGTACCCCTCGGCTCGGACCTCACGGCCGCCTCGATCTGTTCCAGGCCCGCAGATGCCCCTCTGAGCCACGCGCACCGCATGGAGGTATCCACGGCCGCCAAATCCGCTCCGACGCCTGTAGCGACCTTGTGGAGCCTCTGGAGGCCCGTCTCGGGGTGAAGCTCGTTGTCGATCAGCAGGACGCGGCCCTTGGTGACCTGCCTGCCGAGCCATTCCGAGCCCGTGCAGATGGCCAGCAGCAGCCGGTAGAGCATCCACGTCTTGCCGACCTTGGGCGATGCGATCCAGTTCACCACCTCGCCCCTGCGGAACAGGCCGTCCACGACGGGCGGCCGCAGGCTCGGCGGGCCCTTGGACAGGTCGGGCGGCGTCAGGAAGATGGGCGCCTCATCCATTGGGGATCCACCTGTAGAACGCCGACATCTCCATCTCGGGCCACATGAACGAATCGCGGCCGATGGTCGCCTTCCTGGGCGTCCGCGGGTCGTAGCCCGGCGGCAACTTCCGCCAGAGCTGGACGAGCAGGTACTGGACCTGCACGCTCTGCTCGGCGTCGAGGTCGTGGGCGTGCTCGATGAACGCCTCGGAGATGTTGCCAGAGCCTCGGCCCGCGCGCATGACTTCGTAGAACACCTTGCCGGCCACCCTTCGGATGTCGCGGTCGATGTCGGTGCGGGTCGCCAGGTGCTCCCTGAGGTGGTCGCGGGCCTGCTGGTCCGTCAGCTGCCCCAGTTCAAGCCGGCGCTGGGCCTCGATCTCGGCTCGGATGGCCGCGCACTCGGCGCCCACCTTCCCCGCCTCCAGTCCCGCTTCCTCTGCTGCCATCGTCGCGGCCACTGCCGGCGCGACACCCTCCCGAATCAGATCGGCCATTCGCTGCGCTGCGCGTCTGAGCATGGTTGTGCCTCCGTAAAAAGGGAAAGGGCCCGCACAGCTTCCGACGGCTGCACGGGCCCCGCGCGAATGGGCGGTACTCAGAAGGGGATCTCGTCGACCGTGATCCCCGTCGACCGCCGCTCGGGTGCAGCGGCGGGCGACAGGCGCACGATGTCGACGATGCGGTGGGTGTCGTTCCACGGGACGAGCGTCACGCGGATCTTCTCGCCCTTGCCGAGCGGGTCGACCTTGGACATGACCTTCTCGTCGAAGCACTTCCAGTACACCGTCTCGCCGTCCTCGCTCCTCGGGCTGAGGCTGCCCATGGGCTTGCCGGTCTTGGTCGGGCCCACCTTCCAGTAGCCCACCTCGCACTCGACGGTGCGGGCCCCGAACTGGGACGGCGGCTCGGCCGCCTGGACGGGCGCGGGCACGTGCTTGCCGCCCTTCTCGATCTCGTCGGCCAGCGCCCGCAGGCGCGCGACCAGTGTCGCACTATTCATCCGGCATCTCCTCGCGTGTGACTGTGGCGACGTTGTCGCCGAGCATGGTGAATGCGTGACCGAAGAACAGCCTGAGCGCCCTGCCGGCCGCGCGGGTCGACGCCATCGCGCGGCGGGCGTACTGCGGTCGCTGGGCCCACATCTTCTCATCGTCGCAGCAGATGGCCGAGCCACCTCCCACGACCATCCCGTCGGCGGCGCGGACGATCTCGACCGTCGCCTCCCAGGCGCCCACGCCGTCGATGTCGATGCGCCTGGCGCCGATCTCGCGGACGTGGTGCCCGAACATCGCGGCGATCAGGGTGGCCCCCGCCACATGAACGTACTGCTTGTCCCCGATCCGCGAGGAATGTTCCTTGATGATGCGGGGCCCGATCACGGACAGCGTGTCGCGGAGCAGCATCATCGGCGCGAGCTGCGCGTCGACCTGCTCCACGGGTGCCTTTCGGCGTACGGTCAGCTGGGTGCTCACAGGGCCTCCGGGATGAAGTGTTCGGTGGGGCCGGCGGTATGTGCACCGGCCCCACCGTCGCCGCAACGTGCGGCAAGTTCCTTGCGGAGCCGTTCGATCTCGTCGGCGGCTTCGGCGCATAGGCAATGCGGAATACAATCACAATTCCGCAGTCGCGCCACGATGTCATGGCGCATCGCGCCTCCGTTCCGCCTCGAGGGCGTCGTGCAGCGCCTTGATGACCTGCACGGCCTCCAGCATCGTCCGAGCCGACGCGCGGTCGCCGGGCCCGATGGCGCCGACGCGGTCGATGAGCTTGCCCCGGATCTCCTCAGCCATCCGGCTGAGGTCCGCGGCGGGCTCGCGTACGCCGTTGGCGGCGTTCCACTCGCGGTGGTGCCGATCCATCCCCGGCTGCGGGTTGTCCTGCCGCTCCATGTCCTCGGTGTAGCTGTGACTTCTCATCGGATCCCCCGATCATCGAAGAGGGGCCAGGCGGTGGCCACGGCCGCGATGGCGATGGCGCAGATGCCGAGAAAGATTCCCATGTCCGCGTTTCCTTTCGTGGCCTCGCGGTCTGCGCGAGGTCCATCATTACCGAGTAGCCCGCGACCGCCTCCTTGACGATCTGCCGGACGGATCTACCCGTCTCCAACCGCATGGCCTCGAGCGTCCAGTACGTGGATTCATCGACCGAGACCGCTCTCCGCTTCTGCATGGCGGGGACGGTATAAGCATCGACCGAATCGGTCAAGGGGCTTTAGGAAATCTTTCGTTGAGCGCCTCGCGGCGCTTCTGGCACCCGCAGTCGGGCGCCACGGCCTCGACCACGGCCGCCACGCCCGTCGCCCTGGCGACCGTGTGGACGATGTCCCCGAGCCCGCGCGCAGGGCCGTCGTAGTGCGGGCACACGCTGCACACGCCCGGTGACGGGCGCATCCTGTGCGCGATGGCGCGCGGCTCGGTGCACCAACCGTCGGCGAGTCGCAGGCAGCTCACAGGATCTCCAGCGTTCCCGCGGTGGCGTAGATGTTGGCGTATGCGACACTATTGCCAAAGTTGCATCCCGCTCGCACGATCAGATCACCGGGGTTGTATGCAAGTTCCACCGTCTGGAAATTGCCGTCGGTGGTTATCCACACAAACCTTTCGAACACCAGGGCGCCAGGAGCTGCGCACGACACGTAGTCCTTTCGGAAAAGTCCCACCAGACTCCACAACCCATTGATAACCGGAGTCAACAAACAATTGACGGAACGCGTCTGCGCCAGTACCAACCTCGCCTGCCACTCGCATCGGTTTATGTCGTTGTTTGTTCCAGTGAACTGATCTGGCTTGATCAGTGTGTAGGTGGATCTGGTTTGACTGTTCTGCGGCCCAGTGCAGGAACCGCTGCAGAATGCAGGCGGCGTGTACTGCGGATGGATCTTGGAATACTCGGCGTAGACATCGCGGCACGTGCCAATGCCGATGGGGGACAACACGCGCGTGGCGCCATCGGAATGCGTGGTGTTGGGCGCGCGGAAGACATTGCTGCTGCCGCACGCGGGGCAGAGATTCGCGTCGATGAGATCGTACGATCCCGACCAACGCACGCTGTAGATGTTGGCGCTGCACGGGCACTCGCCGCAGGCCGGCAGGCCGCCGCCGCCGCAGCAGCACCGCGACGTGCTCACTCGACTTCCTCGGGGCTCACGGCGTACCAACCGCGCACGTCGACGCGGTTCGCGCTGCGCACCCACTCGCCGCCTTCGAGCGTGTAGACGTGGACGGGCTCAGCGATCCTGACCGGCGTCCCCCGCCTCACCAGGACCGTTTCTCCGCAGCCACTCGCGCACAGCAGCGGCAGCGCGAGCGCGGCGGCCATCCGTGTCGGCGTCGACGGCGCGCTCGCGCCGCGCGTAGTGCCGCAGGATGGCGACCGCGATTTCCGTGAGTACACGTTCAATCACCCTTCTGGGCGTCCCGCGCCATGATCAGGCCGACGCCGGCGATGATCGCCGAGACGGCCGCGGTCCAGTCGACGGCGTCGGGCCACCCGTTCAGGATGCCCGCCGCGGCGGTCAGGATGGCGGCGATGCCGGCGAGGGTGGTCTTACGGTTGCCTTTCATGGTGCTTCCTTTCGAGGTCGGCGAGCCTCTTGTCGTAGTGGTTCATCGTCGCGCGCAGCTCGGCGAGCATGACCTCGACGCGCGTCAGCTTGCCAACGACAACCATCGTGGTCGTGACCACGGACGCGATGATGCCCAGGGCGCCGGCGAGCGTTGCTACATCCATCTCAGGCGTACCAGAAGTGCGCGGTGGTCGCGGTGCCGGCGCTGCGGACGTAGATGTAACGGGGATCGATGTCGCCCAGGACGATGGGCCCCCACGCCGACAGGACGGTCATCTCCTGGAACGTGGTTCCACCATCCGTGGAGAAACGGATGACAACGTTGGCCGTCGCCGCCATGTAGAGCGTGCCGCCGCCGGCCACGTTATTCGCCGAGACCTGCGCGAAGCTGCCCGTACTGACGGGTGCCGAGACGTTTCCGATGAGAGATGAGCGTGCCACTGTTCCTCCTGTAGGCGTTGGTTCTTTGGCCATTTATCTGGTTGCGTTGGGGGTGACGTAGAAGGTGCCCTCGGCGATGCGCGTCGTGACGCCGCTCAGGGTGGCCTCGAGGTCGTAGACGCCGTACTGGGGCGCCGTGAATCCGGCGGTGACGGTCGCGGCCATGGTGACGGTGATGGTGGTTTCACCGCCGCTATGGGTAGCGGAAATGTCGCCCTCGAGGGTCGACAGTTCGAATACGACCGTGCTGCTGCCATGGGAAGGGCGTCCCTTCATGGCGAAACTCTGGCCTGAGACGTTGCCCGTCCAGGTAACCACCATGGTGAACGTGCTGCCGCTCTCGATGATGATGTCGCGCTGGGGGTTGTCCGTTGGGTGTGCCATGGATCATCCGAAGCAAAGGGTGCGAACCCGCACGAATCCCGCGCCGCCGGCGCCACCGGCGCCGCCCGCGGTCGTGCCCTTGCCACCGCCACCACCGCCGCCGCCACGGACGCCCGCGCCGCCGGCGCCGCCTGCGCCCGCGGTGCCCTGCCCGCCGCCGCCGCCGCCGTGGCCGAAGCCCGTGATCGTGTCGTATCCGCCCGCGGTGCCCGCGACACCCGTCGTGCCACTTGCGCCGCCCGCGCCGCCGCCGCCGTATGCAATTGCGTTGCCTGAAGTCACGTTGCCCGTTGCAGCCAAACCACCCGCGGCGCCAGCGCCAGATGTCGCGCCACCGCCGCCGGCTGCCGGTCCCATTGGGGCTCCGTGGTGTCCCGCAAGTCCGGGATTTCCTCCAGTGCCAAACATCCCAAAACCGCCAGTAGCGCCCATGTTCTCCTGAATGGAAACAAACTCAGGCGTGCTGCCGCCATACAGGTCAATGCCGTTGGCACCGCCTGCTGCGTAGAGATGCGTGCCGAATGAGGAAACGGAACCGCTGCTAGGGCTGTAGAGATCGTCGGGTGCTCCGCAGGTGACGGAAACCGTGGAACCGAGCGCGCTTGCCAGGAATGTTTTCTGCGCGATCCGCCCGGCGTTTCCTCCCGAACCGCCTGCGCCAGTCGAGCCCGTCGCTCCATTGGTACCCGCCCCGCACATGGTCACCTCGACCCACAGCGCGTTCGCGGGCTTCGTCCAGGTGCCCGACGCGGTGAAGTCCTGCGTGTCGACGGTGAGCGTGCCGCCGCCGCCGATCTCGGTGCCGCCGGCGGTGGTGCCGTCGCCCACGTAGAGCTTCTTCGTGTCGGTGGTGTAGATCGGCTCGCCCTCGGCGGGCGTGATCCCCGTCCTGTCGGCGTTGGTTCCGCGGCGTAGCTTGAGAGGCATTAGACCAGTGCTCCGTAATCGACCGTATTGGTGTATGGGTTCGTGATCGTCTGGTAGTCGGCGTCGTTGGTCGGGTTGGCGAACGTGCCGTAGTCGCTGAGGTTGATCGTGCCGTAGTCCGTGTCGCCCTCGGGCGCGTCGAAGGTGCCGTACTCGTCATCGAGCGCCGTCGGCATCAGAAGCGTACCGTAGTCCGTGTCGCCCACAAGAGGCGCCTCGCACGTGCCGTCGATGGCCTGCGTGTTGACGATGAGCCAGTACAGCGTTCCCGTCTGCGCGCGGTGGGGCACCGCCAGTACGTACGTATTCAGCGGGATCTGACGCGGTTGGTAGCCGGCGGGGATGTTGCCGTTCGCCACGCCGTAGCTGTAGTAGCTGCCCGTGTTGGACAGTTCCGACACGGAGAAACCGATGTTCGGATAGGTGTTCGCCCTGAGCTGCGGCAGGTAGTTCGGGCTGCCGGCGATCTCGGCGAAGTAGAGCGTGTACAGCCACCGGAACGGACCGCCCGACGCCAGGGCGGTCGCCTCCGTCACCTTCATGAGCTGGGTCTCGATGCCGGCGGGCTCCTCGCGGAACCGCGCGGCGCGGTCGAGGTCCTTCTCGCGGCGGAAGGTGTACTGGTTGCGGTACATCAGTACCAGACCCCCATGAACGCCTGGTACTTCATGCTCTCGCCGAGCGCGCCCGTCGGCCAGATGTCGTTGAACGCCACGGCCGTGCGCTCCTCGCGGGCCCAGCGCACGTCGGCGTAGTCGTCGCCGTTCATGCGGGGCTTGCCGTCGTTGTCCATCTGCAGGATCTGCGAATGATGGAAATACTCGTCGTACAGGTAGTCGATGACCACCTCGTAGAATTCGTGCTCCAGATGGTTGATGGCGGCGCCGTCGCAAATGAGGTTCTGCGCGCCGTAGCCTAGGAAGGCGTCCGAGTTCTTCTTCCCGACGTACGCCTGCAGCACGCCGGTGAGGTAGTCGATTCCGCCGCTGTTCACGTCGACCACGAACCGCAGCCGGAGCGCCGTCTGCCGCACGTCGATGTCGCGCACCTTCTGGATGCCGCCGATGTCGGACGTGCTTAGGTTGTTGGTCGCGTTCGGCCCGGTCATCCCGGGGTTGTCGCGGTACATCTTCATCGACCGCGTGCGGAAGGTCGGGATGACCATGCAGGGCAGGAAGAGCCCTTGGTCGAGCACCACGGCATTCTCAATCGACTCCTCAGCCGGGCCCATGCCCTTCGCGTACTTGCTCTCGAAGTAGCGCGTTGAATACTCCACGTCCACGGTAATCTTGTTGCCCTCGGGCAGGCCCCAGCTCAGCCGACGCACCAGGGCGCCCGACATCCAGTCGGTGCCCGCGCCGTACTGCTCGCCGATGTTCTTGATGACGGGGCCGCCCTGCGTGGCGTCGTAGATGATCGAATGGGGTTCAAGAGGTCCGACCTCGACCACGCCGGCGCCGTTCAGCACGGTCTTCTCGACCTGCCATCGCTCGGTGATCGTGTGCACGTCCCAGATGTCGCCCTGGTTGGCGGTCGTGCCCCTGAGGTATGCGCGGTAATCGTCTGATTCGATCATGTGGTGGCCTCCCGCTGCTGCTTGGCGAACTGCGCCATGATCGCCTCCAGCCGCTTCAGTTCGTGCGGCTCGAACAACGCGCGCGCCTCTTCCTCCGACTGCGCGATGCTGAGATCTGCCTGACGGATGATCTCCTCGGCCGATCCGCCGCCGATGCCGCCGATGGCGCCTCCGAGCAGCGTGCCGAACCATGTCGCCTGCTTCGACAGCCATTCGGCCGATTCATTCATGGGGCCACCGGCGCCGCCTGCGGCGAAACCCTGACCGAAACCGCCGAAGAAGCCTGCGCCGGTCCTTCCCATTCCGCCTTCCTCGCGGGCCTGCAGCAATGCGGCCGCCTGCGTCAACAGCATCCCGGTAGTGATCTTGCCGCTTGTCGAGAATTCCTGCAGCGTCTGCTCTGCGGTCTTCATCGTCGTGGCGAAGTTGTCGACGATCTTGCCCGCGATCATGAACGGCGCCGCGATGGCGAGTCCGCCGGCTCCCGCGCCGAGCGCGAGTCCGCCCAGGCTGCCGCCGACACCCGAGAAGGCTCCGAGCTTGCCGAAAGTTCCGCCGGCCGCCGCGAGTCCCTGCTTGCCGACGGCGCGCATCTGCTTCTTCGCGTTCTCCAGATCGCGCTGCATGTTCTTCGTGTTGACCTTGACGTCAACATTCATCGTCGGCAGTTTCATGCAGCCTCCAGCGAGATCCGGCGCGCCTTCTGCGGTGGCTGCGCGCCCTTGCCCTTCTCGACCTGGATCATCGCGTCACGGATCGCCGCCTGAAGGTGGGGAATAAGCCTGCCCGTCATCGCGGTCTGCGCGATCACGGTGGCCATGGTGCCGCGGTGGTACTGGCCGCTGCCGCGGTGGTATTGGCCCTTCTTCCACCCCTTGCCGCCACCGCCCTCGACTCCGCGCCTCAGGTTGATTCGAGTCTTCGGCCAGGAATGGAAACCGAGTTCGGTGAAATGGGTGCGCCACCCCACGCCCTCGGCGTCGTACTGCTTCCTGCGCAGGCGGCCGGCGCCCGTGGCGCTGCTCTGCTTCCGGCCGAGCCCCTTGTAATTGATGGCGGCCCATGCCATGCCGTTAGGCCATGCCTTGACTTTCGAGGCCAGACTGGTGACGGTGTAGCCGTTCCTGATCGGCGTGTGGGCGCGTGCCGCCCGTATCACGTCCTTGGCATACGCCCGCAGCGCCTTCCGCGCGATCTGGTCCTGCACCTTGACCTCGAATTGGCCCAGGGCGTTTTGGATTCGGATGATGTCCTGCGGGTTTGGGCGAAACTCCAGTGTTGCCGAGTTCATCGAGCCTTCTCCTGATCGCCTTGTAGTCCGGCACGTCGAGCTCGATGATGAGCTCAAGTACCGAGCGCTCCCATGGTGCTGCACGCCTGTTCCTCAGGACACGCGCGAGCAGCGCGCGCGCGTCCCGGCCTAGTCCACCCCTTCGTTGTACAACGCCTCGATCTGCGGGACCACCTTGGCAGCGAATCCCGCCGGCGCCGCCATGGCGTCGGCCACGTCGGCGAACAGCGGCTTTCCATCCGTGTCCTGGCAGTGCCGGTACAGGCACCACGCGCGCGCGTTCTCGGGGCTCTTCGCGTTCACGTCGACCGCCTCGACGAGATCCGCCAGCGTCGGCCGCGAGATGCGGAACCTGCAGCCGGACCACTCGGCCTCGATGGGCTGCAGGCTCAGGATGGCGCGGATGTCAGGCACTGATGGTGACCTCGCCCGTGATCTGCGCGGAGAACGACGCGCGGACCACGTCCGCGACCGCGATGTTCGGCGAGAAGCTGGTGATGATCGCGTTTGCGGTGTAGGTGGCGGCGTTGTGCAGGGTAAACACGAATGCCACGGTCGATCCAGACTTGACCGCTGCCTCTAGCGCGGCGATCTGCGCGTTGTTCTGGTCGTAGAAGATGTTGCCCGAGATGGTTCCCGTGCGGATGCCCGCGATGTACTTGCGGTCCAGGTTGCCGATCTCGGTCACGTCGATGGTCTCGATGGAGAGCTCGACCGTGGCGTCGATGAGGTTGGCGAGAGCGGTGCCGCCGACGGAGAGCGTGCATCCGGATGTGTTGTAGACGGCCATATCAGGGCTCCCAGTGAACGGTTACGGTGAGGGTTGCGGTGGCGGGTTCCTGCTCGTCGCCGAGCCCGGCGGTAGGCGCCGCCACGGTCTTCGACCTCACGACGAGCGCGTGGATGTCGATGGTGTCGTAGGTGCCCGTGTCAAGCACGCTCGCCTCGATGTAGTCGACGAGCGCGCTGGCATCCACCGTGGTGTCGCATATGCAGGTGACCGTCAGTTCCGACTCGCGCATGGCGCCGATGGTCGCCAGCGCAGTCGACGCCACCTCGAAGGTCACGGCGGGCAGGATGCTCGACTGCAGGCGGTAGCCGTGCGTGACGCGGGCGTCGGGCACGTCGACGGGCGAGGATGCCGACAGCAGCGTCGAGCGGATCAGCATGGCGCGGATGGCGGACTCGATGGACGCCATTAGGTGATCTCCTCGCAGAGGATGACGGCGACGCGGTCGGCTTCGTCCAGGTTGCGGATCGACTGCACCCGCAGCGTGCGCCCGCGCACCGCGAGCCGGTCGAGCTCGGTGAGCCCGACGTTCTGCACCGCCTGCCAGCGCGCGCGGACCTCGCAGGAACGGACCACGACCACGCCGTCGGCGTACTGCTGCTCGGTGGTCGAGTCGTTCCGCAGGTCGCACCGGAATGTGCCGGATTCCGTCCACTCGTCCGTGCGCATTCCCAGCGCGTCCTGCGCCTCGCTGGCGGCGAGCCTGGTCGCCACGTGGGACAGGACGCCGCCCGAGATCATCGGAGCTGGCTCCTGACCGAGTAGAGGTCCATAATGGCGTCGACCGACATCGGGACCGTCTGCAGGCCGATGGGCTGCGCGGCCTCGGGGTTGTTGTACCAGTGCCCGACGAGCGCGATCATCGCGTGGACGAGCGGGTCGGGGATGTTGCTGTAGCCCACGGTGTAGGTCACGGTGATCGCCGTGCCTTCGTAGATCTCGGGGTGCTCCAGGAACCTGATCAGGTTCAGCGGCCCGTCGGTCTGGTCGATCCAGTAGTCGCCCGACGGCATCGTGGTCTGGGTGTTCGTGCTGTTCTGGTAGCGGACGTGCGTGATTCCGGTGTACGGGGCCACCGGGATCAGGCTGTCCGTCCACCAGGACAGGTACAGAGCCTCGCTGCGGGGCTGCAGCGCGAGGCCCGTGCGCTTCTCGACGAACGCCGTCGCCGTCTCCCTGAGCCTGATCAGGTCGGCGTCATCGTCGCTGTAGTCGATCTTCAGCGCGGTCTTGATTGTGCTCAGGGGGATCGACATGGAAAAGGGTCTGCCGCCTTTCGGCGGCAAACCCCATGGGGAAAGATGCTCTCACTTGAACTCGGCGTGCGCGAAGGGGCGGTAGCCCGCGGCACCCGTCATGACGGTGAGATCCGAACGCTTCCACGTCTGCAGGAACACGTTCAGCTTCACCAGGTCGGTGTACTGGTCGAGCATGAATTCGACCGGGCCGCGGTCGTAGATCTCGACGTTGGAGAAATCGCCGACGATGAAGGCGACCGACGCCGCGGTGGTCGCGGTCGGCATGAACTGCGAGATCACCACGGGGATGCCGTAGAGGCTGCCGTTGATGCCGTTCGTGAGGCCCTCGGCGACGTTGTCGGAGACCTGCCAGAGGTAGCGGTTGGAGCCGTCCTTGAGCTTGCGGATCTCCTTGGCCGCCGTGTCACCCATGATCCAGCGCAGCGAACCGCCGCGGCGGTACTGCGGGCTCACCAGGTGCGCGGTCTCGATCACGGCGTCCGCGGTGAGGCCCGTCCACCCCTGTCCGGTCGAGCCGCCGGTGAAGGTGAACTTGTTGTCGGCCGCATTGATGGCGGTGACCACGCCCGTCGGCTGCGCGGGGTTGCCCGTGGCGCTCGACGAGCCGTCGCCGGTCATCAGGTACCCTTCCTCGGTCTGGGCGAGCGCCTGCGCGACCTTGTTGGCGAGGTAGCTGCCGCCGTTGATGTAGTCGTTGTACGCCTGGTACGACACCTTCGAGCGGACGGCGTAGGTGAAGTCGCCGATGGTCTTGCGGCCGAAGGTGCCGGTGGACTCGGTGACCGTGCTCGTCGGCGATGCGTAGCCGTCGGTGGTCGTGGTCGACTCGTCCACCAGGTAGCCGGTGGGGATCGCCGTCTCGACGGTGATCTGCTGGTCCGTCGCCACGTTGAACACGCGCGCGAGGCCGCGGAGCGGGGTCTCCTTCATCATGAGCTCCCAGATGCGCCGCTGCATATCGACGGGCACGGGAGCGTTGCTGCTGCCGGTGTTGAGCGCGCGGATCTCGGCCATGTCGCCGGTGCGGAGCGCCTTGGCGAACGCCGCGCGGTACTCGGCCGACGCGGAGAAGTCGGCGGCAACCGCCTTCTCGGCCGCGCGGACGGCCAGCGGGGCGATCTCATGGACGGGCTTGCGCAGCTCGGCGTCCAGGCGCGCGGCGCGCTGGGCCTGCTCGATCTCGCGGTCGAGCTCGGTGTAGCGGGCGTCCATGCGGTCCCACTGCTCGCGCTCCAGGCTGCCGAAGTCCTTGCGGTCGTTGAGCGCCTGCATGTCGGTGAGGAGCTTCTTGCGCTCCTCCATCTTCATCTTCAGATCCATTTCATCAGTCCTTTCAGTTCGCGCAGTCGAAGCGCGCGTGCCATCCTGTCGCGCTCGGAAACGCTCCGTAGCGACGAACTTGTGCGGTCTCCGTACGCTGCGTCCACGACCACGGACAGCTCGACGAGCCGTGCCTTCGTGACCGTGCGCAGC